TGAAGTTGTAGAGATCTTAATGAGATCCATAATTTACCAAGAGAACGAGGAGCTTTGCAAAAAGTTTTCTCGTTTTCGTGGGGATGATGTGCAATGGGTATTAAATGCAATTCATCCTATGTTTGAAACGCTGCAAGAGTCTTTGGAGCTTGAAGCCTATGGAAATACTACGTACTAACCGTAGCTGCGACCAAAGCTAGCACCTGGTTTATTGGCGTAGTTGGTGCTACCTGCCCTACCAATAGTGTCACCCATGCTGGGCAATGCTGTTCCAGCAATACTTGCTTCTGTCCTAGGTGTTTTACCTCGAATAGATGGCTCATCAATACCAGCTTTTTGCCTGAATTTACCAGCGCTTCGTGCGGCTGCCATGTACTTAGCTACTTTATCTTGCTTATCATTTAATACAGATACAGAGTTTCGCTCCCTTGGTTCTACTCGCCGCAAGTCTGTGTCATACGCTTGTTCTGGCCGTAGATCCGAACTCTCCGCTCCAGATGTGCCTAAACCCATTTTAACTACCTACTCAAGCAACAAATCTTGTCGTGATAATATTGTAAGAGACATAATTTAGGCCTTATATTACCATGCACGGAGCCGCTGGTTTCCTGGATAGTTTCATCCAAGATGAGATTGATTGCCGCTGCCTGACCGAAGAAGACTTTGGTGCACCTTTGAGCAACGAAAAAGCTGACGTGCCCCTCCAAGATATGTATAATAGGGGTCTGGTCCTTCCTCAACAGGGTCGGGAACGCTTAAACCTCGGTGAGGACAACCACGAATGGAAGGAGATTTCACAGTCGCGTCCGGGGATGACCGGGTATATTCCTTCGATGGAGGAAGCACTAGAGCAATATCCAGCGTCGTCTCCTCGCCCGCAGAAGCTAGTCTTGGCCCTGGGCTCTCCGTCAATGAATCGTGGGAGTCGGTAGGAATTTTTAATTCCGCCATGGGTATTAAGACAGCAAGAGATCGTTTGCATATGGCCCCAAAGGGGGATCCAGTGGATCACCCTGAGCACTACACAGCAGGCAAGGTAGAAGTAATTGACATACTAGAGCAAGCCGTACAGGACGCCCCTGACCCTATCTCCGGCGGCCTGTTGTGGCAGACACTTAAATATTTGTTACGTCTTTGGTATAAAGGCAATATGCTCCAGGATGCCAAGAAAGCCCGTTGGTATCTAAACCGTTTGATTGAACGTCTAGAGCGGGATTACGTCTAGAACGGAACGCAATTTTCTTCGTCGTCCTCATCTTCGTCATCGCCTGCGTACATGCAGGCGGCGGCAAGTTCTTCTAATTCTAAGTTTGTCGGAATCTCAAAAGTCAGATCAATATTTTCACCAGCCAAGATTTCGCGCACTGCCTGCCATTCCATCAAGCGTTGGTAGTACAGGTTAAGGAGTGCAGAGTGGAGTTGCTCCCAACACATCTCATCAGCCTGAAGCTCTGCCTTTCGCATGGCAAATTGAAACTCCAACGGAAGCTCAAATTCCCTGGGTTCAGAAGAGTTCTCCATGTGAACGGACTGGCTTGGTTAATTCATTCTAATCCTAGCTGTTGAAGATGTCGTCAAAGTCCTCCAAGGGGTAACGCAGCCATTGAGTTGAGCCTACCTTAAACTCATTTGCAAAAATCGAAAGGATGTGTGGACTAATTTTGCGCTCTAAGCGTCGAATTGCTGTTACCTCATTTTCTGCAGCGTTGTATTCTCGAAAAGCAGCCAAAAGAATTTCCGTTGAAGGGGGAAGAATTGCGTCAACCTCCTTTAGAAAAAGTTGAATTTCATCGTTACGTCGTTCAATAAGGCCACCAATGACGTTATGTTCTTCATCAAACACCCAGCGTCCAAGCTCTTTAGCAGCAGCGTAAAAATTATCTTCCTCCAAGGAATCAATTATGTTGCTATAAAGAAAAGATTCCCATCCAATGGAATGAATAAAAGAAAGCAATGCTTCTTGCATTGGCTTTGGTAGTCCCAGGTTTAACTTATCAAGAAGATCATCAATAATATTTAGCTCATGAAACAAATATTCAATTGCTTTCTCCTTGGAGCAACACTGCTCACCCTTAACTGCAGAACCATCAGGATAAAATTGTGTGCCGTAACCAAAGGTGTAAGGCTCTGTTCCAGTAATGGGATCTGCGTATGCCTTCTCATTGTATCCGGCATGCTTGCAAATCAAATTCACAGCATTTGAAAAGTCAGACATTGGAGACAACTACTGTTATCTCCAATCATACACACTTTAGCTTCCTTTTAACGCTATTTACCACTTCGTTTTGTGACTCCAATAGCGTGCGGACATTTTGTCAGGGCTTGAATCTTGCGCGTCGTGGCGTGCGTAATAAGATTTGCGACGTGCTTTATCTTTTTCTGAGGTTGGGTTTTTACCTGCGCCTTCAACTCCTTGCTGCCCAAACCTAATAATTTTTTCTTCGCCACCTTTGCATGCTTTTACAACATGAGACTTTGTAGCATGACCCGGAGTGCGCTGCGGTTTGTTGCAGGCCATCTTATCTTTTGCCAACTTTGCAGCACCAGCAGCTTTCCTGTGCTTTTCCGACATCTTACTTAAAGAGAGAGGTGAACCCACTTAGGAATTCTTGGCCAGACTTAAACTTAGTTGTCTTGGTGTCATCTGTTTCATCTAAATCCAAGTCTAAACCAAAATAACTTGGGCCAGTAGTTTTCTTTGTAGTACCAGAGGGCGTTGTAAACGGTGTATCCTCATTGTCTTCACCAAGAAACTTACTAAATGAACTAAATGCTTCAAAAGGATCCTTTGAGTTAAAGCTATCAGTAAGCTGCAAACCAGACGAAGTACCTGCTTTAGTAAGAAAACTTTGCTCTTCTCTATCTGCGTCAGTAAAAACATCAGTGTAAAATTCATCTTCAGTCCCTTTGTAACCAGCTTCTTTAAATGTCTTGTACAATTGTGTGTCTGCGGCTTTACTTGTATTTGTGTAATCAGAATCTCTTTGAATATATGTAATGCCAAGTTTTTCTTGCGTAGGCCTTTCTCCTTCTTTGTTAAGTTCTGCAATACGTGTGCGAATATCTTCTGCGGAAAAACCTCTAATTGACTTTGAAAGCTCTGTTTTTAATTCATCCAAGGTTCCCTTAAATCCTGTCAAACCATTAAGTTTCAAAACTTCTTCCCACTGAGCACTATTATTTGGATCTAATCCTTTTGTAGCTATATCTGAAAAAGCTTCTGGCGTTATAAATTTACCAAATACAGAACCCTCTGTAAGTACTTTTGCATTAAGCGCAGGTAAAATCTTATTGTAAATTTCATCTGTTACTTTGCTTTGGTTTAAGATATCCTCGGCAGCGTCGTATTTATTAAACCGACCTTTGGTTTCATAATGCATACGAGCAAAGGCGTCCTTATCTGTTACGTCTACACCAAAACGATATGCTTGGTTTGTCCAATATTCATCTCCTTTTTTAGCAGCTTCCCAATCAGCTTGTGTATTTTTAGCTTGCTCTGCATATGCTTCCTCACGATTTTTGTCTCCGGTCGGATTAAAATAAAATGCTGAATCAAATGCCCGGTCATCTTTGTTTTGAACTTCTTTTAAATACAGATCTGCTTTTAACTGAGCGGTTGTCCTGGTGGCGTCTAATAAATCTTGTGTTTGAAAGGGGTTTTGTTCTTTTGATTGAACATCTAAATAATCAACAAATTCTCCCATATCTTTAGATTGGTTAAAACGCGGGTTCAAATAATTTTCAATAAAACTTTTGGCAAACTCTCCTTCAATTTTTACATTTTCAGAAGCTTCTTTTGTTGTATAACCAACTTCCAAATCTTTGCTGTATTTATCTTTTAATGTTGTATCAAACCATTGCTGCCAATTGTATGTTGTTAGGTTGTTAACACCAGTCAAGCCCTGCAAGCTTTTTTCTAAAGACTCCTGGTTACTTTTTGATTTATCATTATATGCAAAAACTCCACCAGTGCCAATGTCGCCCATGATTTCAGTGCTTAAATTTTTACCGAAATTTAAGATTTCTTTCATGCCATCCATTTCTCCTATGTAAGCAGTCATTGCTTCTTTAGAACGAGCTTTTTTCATTTCATCTATCGTATCTTTTAATACATTTTGAGCTAACGCACCAAATTTTTTTACGTTTTTAATTCCTTGTTCACCGACCGCCGTATTAACTGCGTCATCCAACGCTGTCTTATCGTTGTCTATGCCAAGCTTTAAATCTCTTATTAATTGAGCATCACTATCCGTAATTTTTTTCTCTAGATATTCATTAGCTTTTTCGGTTAATTGTGCTGCATTACCACGAAGGCCAGCGGGTTTGCCTTGTTGTGTGTAGTGCTGCAAGTAGTATCCATTTTCTCCATAACGACTGGTAACATCTACGTCATCATTTGCTTTATATGCTTCCCACTGCGCCTTGACGGTTGGGTTTTGTTTT